TTCACAGCTTCGACCAGGCCGGCGGCCTGTTGCCGTTGCCGAAGGTCGTTCTGCACGAAGGCGTGCACGACGTTGTGAAAATACTCGGCGACCGTCAGGTCGGCATGCGCGGCCGCGAGTCGGACGTCGCGCGTGAAGTCGGCAGAAAGTACGGGTCGAAGTGCGGGCATGGCTCCCCCTTAGTAGTGGGTCAAGGATTCGCGGCGCAGCTGCCGCAGCTCGTCGGGCGTGCAGGCCTCGAAGGCGATGCGGAAGGCGCGGGGTTCATCGAACGCGAAGCGCGTGCGACCGCGAACCCGCATCCAGAGGTAGCGGTTGTTCTCGCGGTTCAAGATGCGGACGTACCCGCCGAGTACCGCCGGGTCGATTGCGTAGTGCGGCGAAGCCGTGCGACCGACCAGGCCAATCAGCTTGCGCCGGAAGTCATCGGCCCGACAACGGCCTTCGGCGTTCATGCGAACATCCAAGCGGTCATACAGATGAAGATACAGACAACGGCGGCAAGTTCTTCGAGGCGTTCGCGGGTCATGGTCTCTCCTTGTTTACTTGAGCCAGAGGCCTTCAGTGATTTCGGCGCTCGACGGCAGACGCGCGGCCGCTTGACGCTTTGCTTCTTCCCATTCGACTTCGTCATCAGCGCTTTGCATGACTTCGACAACGAAGGACCCCCGGAAGACAAGGGCGGAAGGGTCGGTGTCGATGTAGGTGACTGCGATGCGGGTCAAAGGGTACCTCCAGGGTTCAACGCTACCCTATGCCATTTTGGATAGATGGCGCAACGTCAGAAATACCATAGTTATGTCACCGTTGTGTCATTGTCGAGAAGCCCCCCCCTACCGCCATTCTCGCCGGTAGTCGGCGAAAACGCCCTATTCATCAATGTTGCACTGAGACAACGCCCTAACCATCGGCCTTCTCTTGTACCAAGTGCAAGCCCCTCTTGGTTGAAACTGCAGATTTCAAAAAAACAACAACAACAACAACGCCGAAATGACCTGCACTGCGTTTGCGAAAAGGTGCATCAATACGGTATAATGACAGTGCAACCTTGATCAATAGCGCGTTCTCGGCAAATCGGAGACAAAATGGGAAGACCCGACGGCATCATGACCCCCGAAGAAATCGAAGTCGCGCTCGTGAAACTTGCGCCCGACGCCATCGGGCTACTCGAAGGCGTGCTTCGAGGGACAAAGCGGCCAAACAAGGCGCAGACCGACGCGGCTTGGCGCGTGCTCGACATCGCTCGAGACCGCAAGCCGGCCGACCTCGAGGACGAAGACCTACTCGAGCTGCGCAACGTGCTACAACTGGTCGCAGATACCTGACCACGGAGGGCAAGCCGTGCTGACGTTCGTAGAATTATGTGCCGGGACAGCGGCCGTATCGCTTCGACTGCACCATTCAAGAGCGCGACCGCCCGTCTCGCGTATGGGCGCGAAGACCGGATACGCCGACACGATATTACGAGTGCTCGGCTTACGACCAGGCCAACGGGCCGACCGCTATGTGTGGTGCGAGCCCGACCCCGGCGTGCGGTTGTTGCTCGAAACATGTCGCGACGAAGAACTCGCGACCAGGACCGCGAATGTAATACGAGGATGGCAAAATGAAGAGCCCGAAGCCCTATGGTATCGGCTTTTAAAGCTCGCAAATCACCCGTCAAGGGCCGAAGAAATCGCGGCGCGAACCATCCTTGCACAATGGGCCTTCCGACGTGGCGAACCAATATCGGGATTTAATCGGGGCGTGCAAACCGGTACGGCTTGGAATGCTCGACAAATAGAAACGGCCAAACGCGTCAAGGCGACGACGGGCTTGCCGGCCGTCATTTGTACAGATGCACGAAATTTAGCAATCGAAGTGCTCGGGCATACCGTTATTTTCATCGATCCCCCGTACGAAAACACGACCGGATATATACACGACTTCCCGCGCTCGGAATGGTTGCCGCTTGTTCGTGCATGGAAGGCGAGCGGTGCGACCGTGTGCATATCGGAAGCCGAACCGATACCCGAGCTCGTCGTTGACGATTGGTACGCCGTCGAAATCACGGGCGAGCGCAAGGGACAGAAGCGCACGTTTTCGAAGCAACAAGCCGAATGGTTGACCCTATCGCACCCGCCCAAATGGCGGCCGTCGGTACAACAAGGGCTCTTCGAATGTTGACGTTCGTACCGAAGACCGTGCCGCCGGACTTGCGCGACCAGGTCGCCGAGCTCGTGCGCCGACCTTCGACGTTCTGCCGACTGCACAAGGTACAGCACAAAGACAGCAAGGCCGAGATTTCCTTCGACCCGTTGCCGATGCAGACAAAGATATTCGACGCCATCGAAGCCGGGCACAATCGCATCTTGGTAATCAAGGCGAGACAGGTCGCAGCGACTACGGCGTGCAAGTTCGTGCTGCATCAGCGATGGACGGCGACCGAAACCGAGAGCATGTTCGCGCTCGTGTCGCTCCGGGCCGAGAGCGCGACCGCCCTCCTCGATGACCACCGCCGATGGTTGCGACACCCGCCGGCCCGACTACAGCGCGAGCTCGACACGCGAGCAAAAGGCGAGCTGCGGTACAGCGACACCGGCGCGAGCCTCAAGGCCTTCACGTCTCGAAGTCAGACCGGGCTGCGCAGCTTCTCCCCGGCGGCCGCTTTGCTTTCCGAGTTCGCCTTCGCGCCCGACCAGGACGAGCTGTTAGCGCAAGCGCTCGCCGCCGTCGGCGACGGCCTGCTCATGGTCGAAAGCACCGCAAACAATCCCGGCGACACCTTCTCGCGTCTGATTGCCGGCGCACCCGAGAACGGCTGGCACGTTCTCACGCATTGGTGGCACGAACATCCGGCATACTGCGACCAGGTGCCGGCCGACTTCGAGGTACACGAAGACGAACAGGAACAGGTCGAGCGCCACGGCCTGACGCCGGGACAAGTCGCATGGAGACGACGCTACCGGGCCACGCTCGGCGAGTTCAAGTTCAAACGCGAATACCCCGCCGAGCTTGACGACTGTTTCCTGAACCGAGAGGGCGGCTGGTTCGATGACGGTATCCTGCAGGGTATCCACGTCATCGATCACACCGCCATCGGGGCAACAGGCGGTCGAGAGATAGAAGGCCCGCACCCGCACGACCGGTATGTCATCGGCGTCGACGTCGGAGGCGGTGTCGGCGGCGATTACTCGGCGCTATGCGTCGTGTCCGTCGCAACCCGGCAGCCGGTGTACGCCCGGCGAGACAACCGGGCGACCCCGTCACAATGGGCGCACGTCGTTATCCAGGTCGCGACCAGGTACAACACGGCGCTCGTGCTGGCCGAGTCAAACAACCACGGGCACGCCCTGCTACTCGAGCTCGACAACTGCCGGTATCGAAGCCAATGGCGCAACCCGAACGGCAAGCCATGGACCACGACCCTCCAGTCCAAGCTCGAGGCCTACGACACCCTGCGCGAAGCGATGCAACAGGTACAGGTCATGGACCGCGCGACGTGGCTCGAGCTGCGCGGCCTGACAGTGCCACCGGGCAAGGTCGCACCCGAAGCGCCGCAAGGGGCACACGATGACGCGGCCGTTGCGATTGCGCTCGCCTACCGATGTCTGCGCGATATTCCGGCAACATGGCGCACGCTTGCGCTACAATCGCAGCGGACGCGAATGGACGACCTGATTGCGCGCAGCCGTGCCCGCCGGATACGTGCAAGCAACCTGCCCTTCTGAGGCCTGAATGTTGAAGCCCGAACACGTTGCCGAGATTGTCGACCAGCACGATGCGTATTGGGATGACCGGCGCCCGCGCATGCGCGAGCTTCGATCGATGTACTTCACGCGGTTCTGGTCCGACCGCGAGTACGACGCCAACGACGGCATCTTGCGGACAGAAGTGCCGAAGGCCTACGCCGTGGTCGAGTCGTATCTCGGCAGCCTGTACGCCCGGAATCCGAGCGTCTTTGTACAGCCCGACCTGCGCGCTCGTGGCAACCCCGAAGTGGCTGCGGCGACTGCGAACCAGTACCTTCTGACCGTCCGCAACGTCATCGAAGACGCAACCCGGCTCGCGCTCATCTATCCGTGCAGCTTCGTGAAGCTCGCGCCGGTCGAGTCGGTCGACCCTCTCAAGCGTGTCGCGGCCGCCGCCCTCGAGCCCTGGTCGGTCATCGTTGACGACACGTCGGGCTCTTGGGAACACCAGCGCTGGGTCGGACACAGCTACCTGCTACCGCTGGACGAAGCGACCGTGCGCTTCGACAAGAACCCCGAAGACTTCTCGCCGCGCACGTACTCGCGCTGGATTGATTCGCGCCGCAAGTCGCAACCCGGCGACATGCAAACCGAAGGCGAGCTCGGCAAGTGGGTTCGCGTGGTCGAGATTTACGACCTGGTCAACGATGCGCTTCTCGTCTGGTCGCCCGACTACGAAAACGGAACCGAGTACGTCTTCGAGGGCGTCACCGTGCAGGTCGGCGCGCTTGACCCCGACGTCACGCTCGGCGAAGACGTGCCTGACCCCGAGCTCGAGCACGAGAAGATTGGCATCCCATACAAGAGCGCATCGGGTCGGCCGATTGTGCCGATTGTGCCGCTCTACTTTTCTCGGGACCCCGGCGTACCGCTTCGAGGCTACAGCCTGGTCGACCGGTCATACGACCAGTTCCGCGAGCTTAACGTCATGCGCACGTACCAGGCGCAAGGCGTGCGGCGCATGGCGCGACAGTGGCTCATGCGTGCGGGCTTCATGGATGAAAGCGCAGTCGGCAAGCTCGCGGCCGGTCATGACGGCGAGGTCATCGAAGTCGACCTCCAGCCGGGTGAACGCCTCGAGGGCAAC